AATTTAGACGTTATCCGAAATGACGGAAAGGGTACCTGGTTTACATATAATGCGGATGAAACCGGTGCGTCCGGGATATCTAGTGGGATTGTAATAGATACTTCTTCCGCTAGTGGAGGAGCTTACATTAATATGAGTTTGTATCCAGGCGCGGGGTATAATTACGCCAGCACCATGACTCAATATGGGGTTAAGACGGATGGGCTTCAAACTGTAATATCGTCCAACCAAGGGGCTAATCAATCGTGGTCACTACTTAAAAACGGTGGGGTCGAAGAAACTTTCCCCATAAATCTTATCGATAATTTGGATTCCTCAGCAAACGGGCTTAATCCAGAACGATTTATCAATAAAACTACAGATGAAACTAACAAAACCTCTGACTATGTATTTGCAGAGTTTGCATACAACTCAGCAAGCGCTGGAATAGAACCAGCCTCGTTGGATTGGGGGCTTCCGGACGCTTGGGGTAATGCTTTAAACGGAGAAGATGTCTCCGCCGTACGCATTTCAGGTGCTTACGTTGATGCTTCTGCTGTAAAATATTCTAAACTGGTTGATGGTGTTTACAGCTTTACAAGTGGCCTTAATGGAGATATGGCTGGAGGGAAGAGTTTTAGTGATTCTGACGTAAAGGCAGCTATTATGGGCTCGGCGCAGTACCAGGATGGAGTACAAGGATTCTTAAAAGAGGACGTTGATGTTAACATGGTAGCGATACCAGGTTGCACAGACCAGTCCATTCAAAATGACTTGATTACCAATGCTGAAACTTCCCAAAAGTTCTTGTCTGTAATTAACCCTCCTCAAAACCTGGGCTCCGCCCAGGAAGCAATTAGGTGGTCGAATGGGAAAGCTTCTGGCAGGACAGCTGCTATTAATAGCTCTTATACTTCTGTATACTGGCCTTGGGTTAAGTTATTTAACCCATTCTCAAGACAAGATGAGTACGTGTCTCCCGATATCTTTGCAGTTAGACAGATGTGTTACACGGATACCGTCGGGGAGCCTTGGTTTGCTCCTGCAGGCCTTACTAGGGGACGCTTAACGCGCCCAATTGACGTGGAAATGGTATTATCCCAAGGGGACCGTGACGCTTTATATGGACCTGGAAATGTTATTAACCCTATAACTAAATTCTCAACTGATGGGATTGTGATTTGGGGGCAAAGAACTGCACAACGCGCTCCTACAGCATTGGACCGTGTGAATGTTCGCCGTCTAATGATTTTGATTAGAAAGACGATACTAGCTTCTACTAAGAAGTTTGTCTTTGAACCAAACGACCCCGCTACATGGTCACGAGTTACAAACTCCGTTGCACCTTTCTTAGCGGATATTCAAAACCGTAGAGGTATTACTAAGTTTAAGGTTATTTGTGATGAAACCACAAACACGCCTTTACGAATTGATAGAAACGAGTTGTGGTGTAAGGTTATTATACAACCTACCAAGGCAGCTGAAATCTTGGTATTCGAACTGAATCTCACTAGCGCATCGCTGGGAATGAATGTACCTAACGCATAGTGCTATATAACATAGGAGATAAATTAAATGGCTGATATAAGTGTTGACTCTTTCTTTAACGATATCCCGAGGCTCGTAGACCTCGCTGTAACGGATGGCGCAAAGCTATTCCACCAGTATGACTCGTACCGCGCATACAGCTGGTTGATTCGTATTAATGGTATTTCAGGTGCCGTAGGTAGTATTTTAGATAGCCTAGGTATTTCTGACCCTGATAACGTTTTAACTCTGGCTGCGAAGCAAGTAGGACAGATTGGATATACGGTAGATGATATTATGGTTGACCGTGTTAATGATAAGTTCTACTACCCTGGTCGTCCTTCTATGGAAGAGACTGTAGTTACGTTTGACAACCTCCTTAAAGGAGACGTAGCTAAAGCCTTGTTCGATTGGATGAGAACTACTTATGACCCTATCCAAGGTGTTCATTCGTACAACGTTGTTGGGGGTTCTACTCATAAGAGAACTGTTGACGTGATTCAATTAGACCATCAAAGACAGCCTAAAATGGTGGCACGACTTTATGGGTGTTACCCGAAGAACTGGAGACTTGCTGAATTCAATTACTCTGCTAATGATTTCCACTCTATAGAAGTAACTTTACGGTATGATATTGTTGGATATTTCCGAGTCGGTGACAGTGCGTTTGAAGATATCGTCGCACCATTAACTTAATACTAAGAACATTAAGGTTTTGAATAAAGAAAGCTCCTAAATATACTAGGAGCTTTCTTTAATTACATATGGGCAATTTATTAGAAGATTTACTGGAATCATACACGAGCATTCGAAAAAGAGAATGGTCTATGGAAGTTTTATTGGAGAACTCTAACTCTTTATACGGACTGCCAAAAGATTTTAAGGGGGATGTTGAAGCCTATAAGAATGCACTTAAAGCTATGAAAGATGTTATGGTGGCATTTATCAGTAATCCCAACCAATCTATGAAAAACTCTGCCCCAGAGGCAACTCAACAGGCTATGGCGTCTCCTAATGGTTTTGTAGTAATAACGTACCCTGGGGGGTTTGTGGTTCGTGGTGCTAAAAATACAAGGCACTTCTCTTTACAAAATAAGGACGGGCAGCAGGGTAAAGCTACACTACAGCCAGAAGAAATTCAAAGATACATTGACATGGATAGAGAGGAGAAAGAGGGTCCTAAGGATAAAGACGGTAAAGATAAAAATATTAGTGGGGAGGACGTAGAAGGTAACATAGCTGCTGGACAAGAGGCAGCTCAGTCTGAAGTTATTATTACTCCTGAGGAGAAAGAAGAGTTTCGTGCTGCATATGCTCTAGCGAACGGAATTGAAGATGTGGAGTTAATGGATGAGGATGATGATAAAGGGTTCGAAGATTGGTTTTCTAAAATAAGTGCTTCCTTTAACGACGTCGATGGGCAAAAAGTATGTGAAAAATTAGCTGAGTTTGAAGATGGGGAAGGTGAGGATAGCAATGGAACTTGTCTTCATGTAACAACAGAAGCTAAAATGGAGATGAAAAGAGCTGTTCTTACTTTGGCGAAACTTAGAAGAAAAGTTTACTCAGTCGAAATTGACGGAAAAAAAGTATACGCTATAGATGAAAGTAGTATGACTGCTGAAGAAAAAGCTGTATTAAAGTGTCTTACAGTCAGAGGTCAGAACTTAGATAAATCTATTCACATAGCGGGCTCAAATTGTGAAAATGAGGGGTTGAGAAACTTAAAAGAGGTAGGGACTAAAGCAAAGCATGTTAACTATGGTTTTAACTTAGGTAAGTTTAAAGGTAAAGATAAACTAGCTCCAATAGCCCGGATTTTTGCGCAATGTAAAATAATCCCCTCCGCTTTAAGAGGCGGGGAGCTAACCCCTGAAATATATAATGAGTTAGAGCCTGCCGCATCTCGTTCAAAATCTCTACGCGGGGGTCAGGCAGACGAAATGAGTAATGATACTAGGGGAAAGTTATTCGAAAGCGTACACATGCTTACTGTCGCTGTAACCTCTGGAAATGATAAAGAGAAGGCTAAGGCTTTAAAACACCTTGTTACCGACATTAAAAAGGCTTGTGGTGCTGCTTCATTGGTTAATGCTAATGCTATTTTATCGGATTATCAGGGAGACCTAATTAATACCATGCACGATATCGCGGGAGATGATTGTGCAAAGGGCGTACGAGATGAGCTAGCGCAAATGGTACAGTCATCCTTAGCATTTAATGACACTATAGGGTTAGATTCTTCTATGATAGAGGGCATCACCAGACCGTCTCTAAATACAAAACCAGGACATAGAGAAGACTTAGTAATAAAATTAAAGCCTGATGCCGAAATTCCACCTCGAATGAAAAAGTTTGTTTCTTGCACAGATAAAGGTTGTGTGGTTAAAATCTCTAGTAAGTATTATAAAAACGGACTTAAAACTATTAAAACAGGTGCAACCTCTACGGATAAGTCTTTTAATCAAAGTAATCCAGACTACGAAGATTTAGAAAATCTTCGGGAAGATGCTTATAGTGCTATGGGTCTTTCAGAAGAGCAGGTTAAAGTGTGTAGGGATGCTCAGAAGAAAGATGAAGAGTTTTATGAGAAATCCGAGCATGTATTTAAAAATGCAACGCCCTCAAACCTAAAAAGTTTAAAAAGGTATTTTGAACAGGTTAAGAAAAGCGGACCTCCTAAAGGAATGACACGTCAGCAGTGGAATAAGTATATGCGCGAACTAACAGAAACTTTAGAGGAGGACTCTCAAATGGCTCAGATGAAGTACTTTAACTTATTAAGAGCTCAGGAAGCTGCTAAGAATTCCAGGTATGCTAAAGGCGTTGCTTCAAATTTAGTCGCATTGTCAGTGCATGCTGAGGGAGGCACAGAAGCCATAGCCATAGGAAGCCCTTCAGTACTGCAAGTTGTTAGCACTGATGAAATAAGGGATACTATAAGTGACAGTATTTGGAGGGATGGGCAGGTTGAGATGGGACTGGGAGGGATAACTATAAATGACGATGAAGGTAATGCTCTAATGACCTGCGCCGTCAGGGCAAAGACTACCGGGGGTTCCAAAAGGAAGCTTCAACAAGACCCTGCTGTAACGAGTTACGCTGTGAAAATGGCAGGGCAGAAGACCTATACTGGAAGTCCTAAGGCGTAAAAAACACTTCCTCAGGTAGGGATAATACCTCATCTAGGAGATACATATTGTATTCTCCAAACATAACAACCTTTTTTAAGTTAAAAACTTCTTTAGTGATAACAAGTGCTTTTTGTCTATCTCGTTTATAAATTAACAGCCAAGGTTTTTCTGTGGACTCGCCATCTCGACTAGCTTGAGCAATAAATTTGTAAAGGTCACTCTTTGGTTTAAACATATCTTCAAGCCTTACGTCATACCCGCTCTTACATTCTAAAACAAATCGAAATTTTTCTGGCGTTATTAGGTCTCCGGCGACTTTAAAATAGTGTGGGAGATTTTTGTGCGTAGTACCAAAGGCTCCTGAACCCGGGGTTCTCGCAAATTCCTTTGTGTTGAACCGTTCATTTAAAATCTTGGCAATGTTACGTTCAAAAGTTGAGCCTTTGCGCTTACTATTGACTCGCTTCTTTTTGCCAAATTCACCCCTTTCAACTAGCTTGTCGTATTTAGACATAACTTATGAAAGTCACAAAACAAAAATTTAAATTAAATACTTCTGGATATTCCTTTAAAATTAAACACGGAGATAGACGAATGAAAATGTACTTAAAACTAAACAAAGAAGAAACTGAACAGTGGAACACTGTTAAGGAAGCCGTATTAGGCGGAATGAAAACGGACGAAGGTCAGTTTGCTAAGTTTATCTTCTTTAAAGGGCTTGGCTCGTTCATGGACGAGGTAACTCAATCTGTAGAAAAGCTCTCTGAAGAGGAGCAGAAGAAAATCTTAGAGGAGCATGCCCAGGAAGTGGAAGCTGCTCAAGATAAAGAAGTTGAAGTTGAAGTCGCAACCATTGAAAAAGACTCAAATGAAGACAGTAACGAAGCTGACCTGTAATGATGAGAAAGTACTAAACCGTCTGCTTAGAAACAAGAAGAAGGAAAAGTACACTCTTTTGTACTACTCAGAATGGTGCAGACGCTCCGAACAGGTCCTCTCTTATATTGATGAGTGGAAGGAAACTGAAGGAGACGAGGACATGTACCTCATTTCCAGCTGGGAGCTGCCCCATGCATTTGCTGCATTTTCAATAATGTCAGCACCTGCAATAGTAAAAGTGAATAAAGGAAGGATATCAGTTATGGTTGAATTCCCTAAAGTTTATTCTTACTTTAAACCCAAGGTTAAGAGCCCTGCCCGTTCCAAGGGTTAGAGCTTTCGATAATATCTTGGTAATCGTGAAGTTTCTGCATATACTTTTTATTTTTAGTGTACATCAACTTAAGGTTGTTTACAATAACTGTTGTAAAATAGTTAAAAGCAGAGCCTTTATCCTTGGTGAAATTTTTAAGAGTTCTAAAAACTAACATGAAACATTCTTGTTTAGCATCGTCAAAGTCTACTTTGAATCTAAATGATACCAAAATGTTGGTTATTAAAATATCTAATTTTTCAACCAACTCATTTTCATATTCGGAAGGACTATCCAAGTAATTGTGAATAGTCTTTTCGAATTCCTTATTATTAAGATAATGTTTCTTCGGAGCCATAACATAGTATTATAGATGAACTTAGATAAATTAATAGATTCTTTTGAAAAAACTGAAAATTTCTACCGAGAAGAGCTCGGTGATGAACAAATTGTATTCGTACACGATAGCTGTGTAATGCAGCGTGGTCAGGTGTATGAATTTACTGACGAGGAGTACGGAATCCTCAAAACTCTTTTGGAGAAAACTGACCTACCTCCAAACTCTTATCAGTTTGTAGCCGCGATTAAGGAGGTTGGACTTACGGAAGATGAGGCTACCACAGCAGACATCCATGCGAACCGTCCTCACATTGAGGAAGATTTAAAAGCTATTCAACCGAAGCTGATTTTCCCCTTAGGAAATCTGGCGATGAAAACCATTCTCAAGAAGTCTGGAATATCTAACAAGAGAGGGAAGGAGTTTCATATTAAGATGGGGGACAATACATATCCCGTAGTCCCCGTATTCCACCCTTTTACTTTATACTCAGAGCCTAAGATGAGGGCTTTGTTTATCCAGGATGTAAATAACGCCTATGGTAAGTTTATCTTAAATAAGAATAAGCTCGCTAAATCCTCATATAAGCTTTGTACCACTGTACAAGACGCTAAAAAAGAGATTTTGAATGCGATGAAGAAGGATGTTATTGCGATGGACTTGGAAACTACAGGGTTGGACTACAAGAAGGATAAAATTACAACGTTGGGGGATTCAACGGGAGAGGGGGAAGCTTTCGTTATCCCTTTAAATCACAGGGAATCTAGTTTTACGGAATCTGAGATGAAAGAGATTAGGAATCAAGTTGAACTTTTAATGGCATCCAAGACCTTTAAAGTGTTTCATAACTGTAAGTTTGACCTTAAATTTCTTCGTAATTGGGGAATCCGAGCCTTCAATAACATTGATGATACCCAGATGATGCACTCCCTAGTAGATGAGAATCTCCCTCACGGACTAATGGATTTGGTTAAAGAGTATTTCCCCGAAGAGTTGGAGAAGTACTAATGAAGATTGAAAATATATTAAATGATAATATTGGAGAACTTGAACTTGTGGATGCTATGGGTAATGACCTCAGTGTTGTTAATGCCGCCCGTATTTCTTATGGCGGAGGCTCTGATGTATATGGTCCGGGAGATAAAAAACTTATTAACTACCTGGCAGCCAATCGTCATACTTCCCCTTTTCGCCACGCCTTTCTTAGTTTTCGGATACTGGCTCCTGAGTTTGTACTTCGACAGTGGTACAAGCATGTTATTGGGTGCTCTTGGATTACTCCAGAATTTTATAATCATGGTTGGAATGAGATATCTGGCAGATATAAAGAAGTAGAGCCTAGGTTTTACCTACCTCCAATATTTAAATCACAATCGTCCAACAGTAAGCAAGCAAGTGGAGACCCTTTAAATGAGCAGTCTGAGTGTTATGCAGAAATGGTGCACGCAACTTCCACGGCTGTAAAGGCTTATGAAACTTTGATTGGACTGGGCGTAAGCAAAGAACAAGCTAGGTTAGTGTTACCTGTATCCTTTTATACCGAGGTGATATGGACAGCTTCGCTGCAATCCCTTGCTCATTTTTGTAGCTTGAGAGACCATGAACACGCTCAAGAAGAAATTAGAGAATATGCCAAAGCTTTGTCTATTATATGTAAGGAGAGGTTTCCTGATTCATGGGAAGCCCTAACAAAGGAAGATAACTAATGCTTACTGTAACTGATGGTGGAAAACATGACTGGGCTAATATGCCCTTGGACGAGTTAGCGTTTGGTAACGCTATGGATTGCGATTTTACTTTAAGGTCTTACCATATCCTAAGAGAGGAAATGAAAAAGACGAAAGTTACTGCGGTTTATGATAACCTATTAAAGGATATTCTAGTTATACTCGGGCTCGTTGAAAATAGAGGACTTCGCGTAGATGATGAATATTTGAAAGTCTTAGATAAGTCCTTGAAGGATGAGGTGGAGGAGCTAGAGAAGAAGATAGCCTCGCTGTCTCCAGTAAAAGACTTAAACCCTCGTTCTACCCAGCAAGTTGCAAGTGTTTTGTTCACTACTGAGGGGTTTGATTTAACCCCCTTTGAATTTTCTGCAAAAACAAAGGTACCTAAGATTTCAGAGCCACATTTAACCAAGGTTCTGGATAATACTAGTGATAAAACTGCTATTGAGTTCGTGAAAACACTTCTGAAGCATAAGTATAGGGTAAAGCAGCATAAGACGTACGTTAAAGGCGTTCAAGAGGCTTTAAAGTATAATGACGATGGTAGGATATATTCTAACTATAACTTCGCTACGGTCGTTACAGGGCGTCTGAGCTGTTCTGCAGCAAGTGCAGGGAAAGACAAAAAGAAAGGCGTTTCCTTCCACACTCTACCAAGAGAGGATGAGGATGGGGGAGCCATTAATATTAGAAATTTAATGGTGTCTGATAAAAGTAAAGCATTTTTGGCGGCGGACTTCTCTCAAGCGGAGTTAAGGGTACTGGCACAGTGCTGTAAGGATGAAAACCTTATTAAAGCTTTTACTGAGGGTGAAGACCTTCATAAGTTTACAGCATCTCTAGTGTTTGGTAAAGAGATTAAGGATATAACGAAGAAGGAAAGACAAGTCGCAAAAAGTGTATCATTCCTTATTGTATATGGGGGAGGTCCTTTTAAGCTTGCTGAAGAGATTGGGGAGTCTGTTGGTTATTGTAAGAGTATTTTTAAGGCTTACCAAGACGCGTTTCCAAAGGTATTCTCCTGGATTAAGGATGTTCATAAATTTATTAGAGCAAATGGCTATGCGGTTAGTTTATTTGGTCGCCGAAGACACCTTTCCAACGTAAATAGCCCTATAAAGAAATACCAATACAGAGCACTTAGGCAGGGTATGAATTTTGTAATCCAAAGTTCCGCATCTGACCTTATGTTACACTCTATTAAGAGGTTACATCGATATAACAAGGTGCTAGGACTTGAAATGGATATTTTAGCCACAGTACATGACTCTGTTGAAGTTCAATGTGACCTAGATAAGGTGGACAAATGCGTTGAGACTTTGAAGTATGTTCTATCCTATACGGATGACTTCAAAGACATGTACGATATAGATTTTGTGGTTCCCTTTGAAGTTGACATTGAAGCGGGGACTTCTTTTGGAAATCTTATGGACGTGGAGTTTGACGCAGGTGGACACCTGCTAAATGA